GGAAATGCCCAGATAACAATATAACTACAATAAATGACAAAACTACTAAACAAGACTGCCGCAACAAGTGCTTCAGCCCACTCTCTCATTGCTGTGGAGGGTTCATCATGGTGCTTAACAGACCACGAGTGTAATAAGATGGTTGTGGGCTAGGTGTTGTGCCAGTTAATAAGCCACTCATTGCTTGTTCAGCAGATTGTTTACGCAACAATGCTTGCAACTTATCTGCACCATAACCAGCCGCAGCAATTGGTATCGAATACTTTAAAGTCTCAGGACTTCCAACACCAAATCCAACAGCACCGCCAGTAATCAATTGACTGCGTTGTGGGTTAAATTTAGCCATTAGAGTTAACAGAGGGTCTAAAGTACTTCCTTTTGCCACAGCTTTGATGGCATTTTGCTCATCTTTACTAAACAAATTCATCTTGTTTTTGTTAGCGGCAAGACCAATAAATCCTTGGCGAATCAACTCACTCTCGGATGCGCTTGGATTCAAGGCTCTGGTTTCTGCAACATTTAAAATGTTATCTAAAGTAGAGGCACGACTTACATTTCTAAAGTCTTTACGGGCTTCCATGATTGTCTTAACAGCAACATCAATTCCACCAGAACCAGATACAACATCTTTGGGAGACAAGGTGGCAACGTGGTCATCAATGCTATCAACCATTTCACTTGCAAGTCTACGAATGTTCTTGTCTGGATTGCCTTTTAAGTTATTTGCCAATCTACGCATCTGTTCAACATTATCAAAAGTAATATTTCCACGCTGAAGGATACTTTCGTACTTGTTCAAAATGTTTGCAACAGGTGCGGCATTCTCTGGAATGTAATCAACAGCGTCCAAACGTGATTTTATTTTGTCAACAAGGTTCGTTGCATTTTTGCCAGATATTTCAATGCCCTGTTCACTTACTTTTGTGTAAGCACGAGTAGCCTTTTGCTGAACATCAGCCATCGTAGTAGTTGGTTGTTTACCTGTGGCAATTCGACCAGCAACATCTCCTGTAAACTTTCCTACAGCACCAGATACGCCCAAAGCGGCTATCGTTGCGGCTAAGTCACTACCAGTTATTTCTTTGGTTATTTCTGCTACAGGTTGTGCAGCCATAGGAGCAACAGTAGCGGCAGGAAGTTGACGAACTAAATCAGCACCAAAGATAGATTTAGGAGCAGTAGCCGCCATCCCACCCGCTGAAGTTAATGCTTGCATACCAACTTGAGCCGCCCGTTCAGCACCAGTTTCAGGCTCTGGAACGCCAAGTTGCGTCAGACCCCTGCTTTGCTCTTTAGACAAATAAGGCACTCTTTTTTCTGATCCAATGATGTTTGCTCCAACATTAGCCGCACCACTTAAAAAATCAGTAATGATGTTTACAGGAGCAGAAACGCCAGTAACTACACCACGAGTAGCCAAACCAAGTTGTCGTTTGAGCATATCGCTTAGACCTTGCTCTTTTGGAGCTTCGGCAAAAGACATAGCTTGAGGAGTAAGTTGACCAGTAGGCTGACCTTCTGCATCACCCAAGCTAGCCCTAATCTTTGCTAAAGCGGCTTCGTTTGATAAGCCATCAGGCAGTTCATAGGATGCGCCTTTGTATTCATAAACAGTCGCCATGATGCTTGCCTTTAGTCTAGTTTAATAGGGTTTTGTGCAGTACCAGCCGCAGGGCCATAGTAAGGCTCTACACCTTGTGACTTGCGTCTGCTGTCAATACGTTTTTGAGCGTTTTCTCTAGCTTTTGCAGTAGATTTAGAGAAGTTACTGAGAGCTTCAAGTGTAGTTTTTGTATCATTCCCACCAAAAGCCGCAATAAGTTCATTGGCAAAGCGCAAAACGTCTTTGTCAGTCTGTACACCTTTAGCCGCATCTGTCTTTAAGTTGGTAGCCTCTTGAACAGCACGTTGCAAAGCCGCATAGTTTCGGCTCTCAACAGAAGAATTACCTGCGGCATTTTGTGCCTGATAACGCAGATTGTTCACAGGGCCAAGTTCCAAAGGAGGTTTACCCGTCTTAGGATCAGGAGTCAATGTTGCAATAGCGGGTGCTAATGAAGTCTCACGAGCAGTCAATGAATCAACCAACTCAAGTTCTTTGTCTTCTTCTTTTTGCAGACTTGGAGCAAGGACTTTTGGGCCTTTTAAAGAATTTGCAAACTCTTTTAAATCTCTTGCAGAATCAATCCTCATTTTAGCAATTTCTTTAGCATTAGCACCCGCTACACGAGCCGCTTCAATCTTGGCATCAGCCGCAACTTTAGCCGCATCAACTTTTGCTAGATTAGCCGCTGCATCAGACTCTATTTTTGCTTGTGTAGCTGCTCTTCTGCTTTCAGATGCTGTTAAAGAAGCAATAACTCTATCTGGTGATCCATACTTCGTAACTACGGCAAGAATATCGTCTTGTGTAGCATTTGCAGGAAGTTTAGATAATTCATCACGCAAGTTTTCTTCTTGTTTAATAGTCAATTGTGTTTTAGCCGCTTGTGCTAAAGATGCTGTTTCTGCTGCACTACGTTGACCAACTAAAGCTCTGCTTTCTATTAACTTTCGATATTCGCCTTGCAATATCATTGCACCTTGAGTATCACCAGCTTGTGCTAATGAAGCAATGCCTTGCTCTACAGAAGCAGGATCGTTTGGATTAATCTGACGAGCTATCTGTTGACGCATGGTAATACGAGCTAATTCAGGGTCTGTTCCACCCAATGCACCGCCTAGCGCACCCGCAAGGCCATAAGCCCCACGTTGCACTCCAAAACTAGCCTTCTCAGTAGGAGAAAGACGAGCAAACTGCAACGCTTGTGCATCAGCAGCCGCATCTCGCTCTTGTTGAAAACGCTCGGCTGATACGCCAAACAAAGTGTCCATTATTGTTGCCATGATTGACCTTTAATATTCGCCAAAGAGCGAGAATTGGGAAGGCACAGTACCGCCACCACCATATCCATAAACATTTTGATTTCCGTACATTGCTGATTGTCCTAGTGCGTTTGCATAAGGCGAAGCCGCACTCTGTAACCTTGGGTTTCGACTAGCCGACATCAAGGATTCTGCAAACGGGTTGAAAGCATTAGCTGCATAGGATTCCCGTGATGGTGCGGTACTTAACATTGCCTGAGCCGCTGCGTTGCTTTGACCTTTTGCACCGATGTTAATACCCAACTCAAGAGGCTGTTGACCTAAGCTCTCCAAGGTCTTCATTTGCTGTAAATAAGCCTCATACGGGCCAAGAGCCGCTGCCTGACCGCCATAACCTTGAGTCAATAAATTGCCACCAGTAGCAAACAAACCAGCACCAAACCTTGCCTGTTCCATACCTGCTTGTTGCGCCCCTGCTGCCAATTGAGCATCTTGTTGAGCCAAGGCGTTGTAATACGCTTCCATCTCAGGGCTAGCCGCACCAAGACCAGCCGCACCACTTGGTCTAGCACCAGTACCGCCAACAGCTAAACCACCACGACCAGTATTAAACAAATTGGTTTGCAACTGTGCCATCTGACGTTCACGGCTAGGTGCTAACAAATCTTGTTGCCTAGCCATGTATTGCTGTGCCGCCTGTTCAGGAGACTGAGCAAGGTATTGTTGACCAAGGCTAAACAACCCTTGAGCAGCACCTTGTAGTGGAGCAAACTGTTGTTGTGCTGCTTCGGCTTGAGTTAACCCACCACCCGTTAAACCCATGAATCGGTCTTGATAAGCACGAAATGCTGGGTCTAACGTGTATCCTGCCCCTATTACACGACCTTCATTTTGCAGTCGAGTTTGATAAGCACTCCGTGCAGCCGCAAATTCTTCAGGGGTTGCAAAGTCAGTCGCAACTGGTGCGCTAACGCCAGGTATGCCTATCTGAAAATTAGACTGCCCAAATCGGGTTGTGATGCCGACAGGCCGAAACCTTGCTTCATTAGCCGCAAGTCTTGCGGCCTCAAGGTTGCCAGCCGCTTGTGTACCAGCCGCATTTTCAGCGGACTGACCTTGGAGAAAGCCCCCCAACAAAGCACCACCTGCTGCTATAAATGGCATATCAAATCTCCTTTGCAACTGCTACATGAGTAGCATTAAAACCAAGTTTTCTATAAAACATTTCTAAAGACTCTTTTAAGTTATAACTTGTAATCAATTTTTTACATCCATTGATTTTCGCCATTTGCTCAACAAGTCTAAACATCTCTTTTCCAATACCTTTGCCTCTATATGTTGGCTTTAAAAAGAACATATCAACTTGACACCAAGTTTCATTGTGATAAGGACTTTTGTAAAAACCATAAAACACATATCCAACTGTTTTTTCATTATCTTTAGCAATCACCACTCTCAATCCAGCAAGATATTCTTTGTTAAACATTGGCTTTTTGTTTCCAAAATACTCCCAATGTTCCAAAGCAATTTCATCAAAATTCTCAATGTCAGACAACTTTCCATCAACTACATAAGTAGCAGATTGCTTAACATCAGAAAAATGATGTGAAATCATGCGGCCTCAAGAGCCTCAATACGGGCAAGTGCTTCTTGTAAAGCAGCAGTTAACAAAGGCACTACATAGGACAAGTCAACCTGTTGCACCTTCATAGAGCCATCAGGATACAAAGCATCCTTTTCACCAACAACTGCTTGCGGAACAACCGAAGCCAACTCATGCGCTAAGAAGCCCTCACCTTGCAACGTAGGTGCTGAAACCCAGTTGTAAGAGCAAGGCTTCAGTGCCTTTACTTTAGCTGTTGAATCAGTTAAGGGCGTTACGTTGGTTTTTAAGCGGTAATCAGAACTTGTACCGTAAGTTATTGTTGTTCCGTCTGTTGAAACAGTAGCATAACCAGTACCAGGGAATGTACCTTTTGCAAAACTAATAAGAACTCTTGATGATGAGCCAGAAACTTGATCCGTAATAACCATTCCTGTAGAGGAAGCGTCTGAACCTAGATTTATAGTCGCTGCGGGATGGGCGGTGACAGCAGTAGTTGTAAACCGATGACTAGCACTTGGAGAGATAGGGCCAAGTTGCAATCTACTTGTGCTTGCAAAAGCATAGTCGCCTGTGCCAAACGTACCTGCCGTGACAATAGATGCGGGAGCACCAGAGCCAGACCCTGTGCCTCCATTAGCAACAGCCAATGTACCCGCTAATGTAATTGTTCCTGATGTAGTAATTGGACTACCACTAACAGTCAATCCTGTTGTACCCCCAGAAAGGGCAACAGATGTAACAGTACCGCCACCAGCACTAGAGTCAGCTTTGGTTGCAATAGCAGTTGCAATGTTGTTGAATTCGGTGTCAATCTCCGTACCCTTGACGACCTTATTAGCATCGCCAGTGGTTAGTGCGTCTTTAGCCGCAAAGTTGACTGTTTTTGTATAGTTTGACATGGTTGCTCCTTATGCAAGTTTGCCTGTTTTGGTTTGGATTTCAATCTTTTGGAAAGAAATTGGAAACCCGTTAATATCTACTTCAAAACCCGTTTGAACGATTTTACCTGCTCCATTGCCGTATGCAGTCAACTCTTGCAAGGTGATACCCGCTGCATACTGAGCAATGTTGTATTCTCCAATACCGTACTCAGACACCGCTTGAGTCGGGATAGAAACCGTTTGTGATTGGTAGCTAGAAGAAAAATCATAGCCCCAAAATATAGATACTGCTTGATTGCTACCGCCTACAACAAGTACCTTAACCTTCTTAATAATTGAGGTTAGACCGTCTTTGCCCAAGTCAGCATTATTCGTGTAGTACTCCATGCGGTACGCAGAAGCATTGTCTTGATAACCAGTGTATTTAGTTACAAAACCAGTCTTCCCAATAAGCAAATCACCGTTACGTCTAGCGCAAAAACTTTTTGGCTCGATGCTGTCCCATGTTGTTACACGGTAAGACCCATCTTCTAAAACTGTTTTTGTGTCAAAGCAGAACACTTTCCCCGAAGATGGGCAAGCCAACAAATAAAAACCATTCTGTT